TATGGCAAAGAGATCCTTGAAGGTGACATCCATACTACCAACCAAAAGGCCGCAGGATTAGAGTCACGTCCGCAAGCAAAAACCTTCATCTATGGATTTCTCTATGGGGCAGGTGATGCGAAGATTGGTTCAATCATTGGCAAGGGTGCAAAGGAAGGTAAGAAGATTAAGAAGAAATTTCTTGATCGTACCCCAGCACTAAAGAAACTTCGTGAAGCTGTGAACAAAGCAGCCGAGCGAGGGTGGATAAAAGGGCTAGACCAAAGGCGTATACCAGTTCGCCATAGCCACGCTGCATTAAACACACTTCTGCAATCGTGCGGTAGTATATTGTGTAAGCGTTGGTACGTCACAATAGTCGATGACTTAGAAGCTAGTGGTTACACTAAGGAAGAAGTTGCGATAGTGGCATTCGTCCATGACGAGGTTCAGGTTCAAGTAAAGAAAGGATTAGAGGAGAAGGTCGGTGAGCTTATCATTAAAGCAATGCACAAAACAGAAGACTACTACAAATTCAGATGCCCACTCGATTCAGAGTACAGCTTCGGAGAAAGCTGGGCAGACACACATTAACCCGACAACAGGTAAACCTTATTACTACAAGGATAATAAGGAAACACATGATAAGCGTAATGCTTACCATAACCCACGGCAAATGTATGTAGCTGGTAAGTATATATCCAGATCACATCCTCTGCATAAAGCAGGGCGATACAAGAACTGGGACGATGCACATAGCCATCAGATACTGGACTCGCACAAGGCTGGCTACGTCTATGTCATTACTAACATGGCTTGGCCTGCATGGGTGAAGATAGGTATGGCAGTTGATGCAAGTGACAGGTGTAAAGGTTATCAAACTTCCTGTCCTTTCCGTAACTTTAAGCTCAAGTATGCAGTGGCTTCTGAAGACCGAAGAGCATCCGAAGTAACAGCACATAAGCTGGCTACCAAGATAGCAGAGGAGAGGCGTGGCGAGTGGTTTAAGATGCCAGTAGCTGATGCCATTAAAGTTTTAAATCGCTTACACGAGTGTAACTAATATGGAATTTTTCTTTCAAGTAATACTAACTGGCAGCTTCCTAGTTGTGAGTGTTGCCTTCGCAGCCAAGCTTGCTGTCGATGCCTACCTTGAATGGGTGCAGGTTATGACAGGTATAACTGTAATGACCAAGAAAATGCAGGAGGAGGCAGATCGACTAGAGCAGGAGGAAGAACCCTATGAGTGATACACTCTACATAGATGCAGACATTGTAGCTTATCGAGCTGCGTCTGCTGCTGAGAATCCTATTGATTGGGGTGATGGTGAGTGGACACTTCATTCCTTTGAAGCTGACGTTGAAAGGTTAATGGAGTTATTCATTGACCAGCTCAAAGAACAGAGTGGCATAACTAATGTTGTTGCCTGTATCTCTGACAAACAGAACTTCAGGAAAGAAGTAGCCTCCTACTACAAGGCTAATCGTAAAGACACACGCAAGCCTATGCTGCTGAACTATGCAAAGACGTACTTACATAACAAGTACAAAGGAATGATTATTCCCAAGCTAGAAGCAGATGATGTACTAGGTATCATGGCAGGCACTGACCCTAATTGTGTGATCTGGTCGCTTGATAAAGACCTGCTTACCATTCCCGGAAGGCATTTTATTGATGGCGAACTTGTTGAGATAACTCAGGATGAAGCTGATCGTTGGTTCTATTACCAAACCTTAGTAGGAGACAGCACTGATAACTATTCAGGTTGTCCCAAAGTCGGGCCAAAAAAAGCAGAAAAAATTTTAGAGGACTCAGAAGATTACTGGGCTTCGACTGTAGCTGCATTTGAAAAGGCAGGACTGAATGAGGATGTAGCAATAGAGAATGCAAGGCTGGCTCGTATCCTGAGAGCAGAAGACTTTAATGCTGAAACACGAGAGGTAATCCTGTGGAACCCAAGCTAAAACAGAAAGTAGTAGATGGACAGCTAGTCAATTACTTTGATGAACCTGTACTTGAAGATGAATGGGAGTGGGATGATCAAGTCAATAGCCCTTCTCACTACACTGAGGGTACGATTGAAACCATCGACTACATTGAGGATGTGCTGGGCAAGTACCATGCAATCCACCACTGTCATGGAACAGTCCTGAAATACTTAGGCTCACGCCTTTGGAATAAATCCAACCCACTTCAAGATGCGAAGAAAGCGCGTTGGTACTTAGACAGAATGATTAAGAACATGGAAGAAACCAAAGGGGAAAACTGGTGAGCTTAGATAACTTTGAACAACTCATAGTACAGTGGGGGGAGGAGAAAGGAATCCTCCCTGACCCTGATCCTGTAGCTCAATATGAAAAGACAGTGGAAGAAGTCGAAGAGTTAAAGGATGCCATAATCTTTAGTGATGAACATGAAGCCAAGGATGCTATTGGCGACATATTCGTTACACTGGTGATGCAGTCACGAGCATGGAACACATCCATGAGTGAGTGTGTCGAGCAAGCATATAATCAAATTAAAAACCGCACAGGCCGTATGATCAACGGCAAGTTCGTTAAGGAGTCAAAATGAAAGTAGAAATTTATGGTGTAGAAGATTGTACTTGGTGCAAGAAGGCAGTCGATTGGTGTGAGGATAATGACGTAAGTTATATCTACTATGATGTTACCAACACTACAGATTTAATTGATCAACTGATTGAACGTATCGGCAAGGTCGAGACTGTTCCTCAGATCTTTATCAATGAAAAGCACATTGGTGGTTATGATGACTTGGTAAAGACTGAGGTGGTAGCGTGACAGTAACCACTGAGATTCTTTCAGATATTACAACCTTCTCAAAGTACGCAAAGTATCAACCAGAACTTCAGCGTAGGGAAACTTGGGAAGAGCTGGTCACTCGCAACAAGCATATGCACCAGCGCAAATACCCTAAAATCGCCAAAGAAATAGAGGAGGCTTACAAGTATGTGTACGAAAAGAAAGTTCTTCCGAGTATGCGTTCTCTACAATTTGGTGGTGTGCCTATTGAGCTTGCCCCTAATCGCATTTTTAATTGTGCTTACCTACCTATAGATGCACCTGAAGCTTTTAGCGAAACTATGTTCTTATTGCTGGGAGGCACTGGCGTAGGTTACTCCTGCCAACGTCACCATGTAGCCCAGCTACCAGAAGTAACTGGACCGAAGAAGCGCAAGCGTAGGTTCTTAGTATCCGACAACATTGAAGGATGGGCTGATGCTGTTAAGGTATTAGTAGAAGCATACTTCAAGGGCTTGATGGATGTTGACTTTGACTTCCGTGACATACGCCCAAAGGGTGCATTACTTATCACTTCAGGTGGTAAAGCCCCCGGCCCACAGCCACTAAAGGATTGCTTACATAATCTGCGTAAGGTGTTTGATGGTGCTATTGGTCGTAAGCTAACTACTTTAGAAGTGCATGACCTACAGTGTTATATTGCTGATGCAGTATTAGCTGGCGGTATTCGCAGGGCAGCTCTTATTTCCCTGTTCAGTATGGACGATCAAGACCTACTAGCTTGTAAGGCTGGTAACTGGTGGGAGGAGAATCCACAGCGAGGCCGAGCCAATAACTCTGCGGTAATTCTACGTCACCGGGTTACTAAGCAAGACTTCTTAGACTTGTGGGAACGTGTTGAATTGTCTGGTTCTGGTGAGCCGGGTGTTTACTTTAGTAATGATAAGGATTGGGGGACGAACCCATGTTGCGAGATCGGTCTACGCCCGTTTCAATTTTGCAACTTATGTGAGCTGAATGTATCAGATATTTCATCTCAAGAAGATCTAAATGAACGCTCTAAGGCTGCTGCTTTGATTGGTACTTTGCAGGCTGGGTACACCAACTTCCACTACCTACGAGAAGTGTGGCGAGAAACTACCGAGCGTGATGCTTTGTTAGGCGTAGGTATGACAGGCATAGGATCGGGAGAGGTACTAAAATATGATCTTGAAGAAGCAGCGACAGTGGTTGTGACTGAGAACAAACGAGTTGCTAAACTCATTGGAATTAACTCTGCGGCTAGGACTACTACTGTTAAGCCCAGTGGTACTAGCAGTTGCGTGTTGGGTACTAGCTCTGGTATTCACGCATGGCATAATGACTTCTACATAAGACGTATACGCTTAGGTAAGAATGAAGCTTTGTATCAATACCTAGCTGATAACCACCCTGAACTAGTAGAAGATGAATACTTCCGTCCTAATGAAATGTCAGTGGTAGAGATTCCACAGGCTGCACCA